AAGATTAGGTAAAAGTGGAATGGATAATTTAAAGAAATTCTCAAGTGAATGGATTAATTTCACTAACCACATGGAGGTGGCAAAAGTTAAATTAATGGGATTTGTTTCTGGCCCATTAGCCTTAATGGTTTCCATGCTTAACAAATGGGAACATGCAGAGTTAAATAAAGAAGCAGCAGGACAAGCTTTAACAGAAGCACGAAAGAAATTTGGCGATCCAAGAAAGAAATGGTTTGGTTTTGGTGCTTTTTCTCCAGAAGCTTTAACTGAGGGAGACAAAGGCAATAGTGAAAGACAAAAATGGACAACAAATAGACAAAATGAAATATTACAAAATTTAATTACAGAAAGAAATGCTCCTCCTGTTGATTCTAATCTTCAAGCTCAAGTAAAGAAAATGACAGGTCAAGATGTAAGCGATCTTCAAGCAAAAGTGAAATTAGAGAAAGACAGATTATCTATGTCCTCAACTGCTTTTGAGATAAAAACAAAAGAACTAGAACTCAATAGACAACAGTTGGAAATTAATTGGCAATTGACTGAATGGAAACAGATGCAAGATGGAACTGAAAAAGATATTTTACAAACAAAAATTGAAAAATTAGTTGCAACAAGAGATCTAAATGCCGCAGAACTAGAAAACTTTAAAACATTAAATATGTTAGATGGAAAGTGGCAAGAAATAGGTCAAACCATAGAAAACGGAGTAGTAAATGCTATTGAAGGAGCAATACAAGGAACTAAAACTTTAGGTGAAGTTGCGTCAAGCGTCTTCAATCAGATTGCAAGACAAATGCTTTCAATGGGTGTTAATGCAGTATTAAATAATTTCATGCCAGGGTTATTCCCTGCAAGAGCTGAAGGAGGCCCAGTAAAAGGAGGATCACCTTACATCGTTGGAGAAAAAGGCCCAGAATTATTCGTTCCAGGTTCTAGCGGTAACATTGTTCCTAATCACGAAATGGGAGGAGCAAATATTGTGGTCAATGTTGATGCTTCTGGATCAGAAGTTGAGGGGAATCAAGGGCAAGCTGCTGAATTAGGACGTATGCTAGGGGCAGCAATTCAAGCTGAATTGATCAAAGAAAAACGACCTGGAGGGCTTTTAGCTGGTAGATAATGGCAACATTTCCTGCGATCACTCCGACATACGGAGCAAGTCAGCAAAGTTCTCCGATGACAACCACCGTCCAATTTGGAGATGGTTATCAGCAGAGATTATTAGTAGGCATGTCAAAAAATCTAAACCCTAAAGTTTGGAGATTGACTTGGAAAGTATCTGAGACAGATGCAGATACAATTACTGAGTTTTTAGATGCACGAGCCAATGATTCTGCAAGCTTTGATTGGACTCCTTTAGATAACCCTACTGTACGAAAATGGATTTGTTCTAGCTGGACAAAAACAATTACTTATTTGAATAGAGCTACGATTACAGCAACATTTCAAGAGGTATTTGAACCTTAATGACAGTACCTGTTTCACAATTACAAGCAGTTAATCCAACTGCAATTATTGAATTATTTCAATTGCATTTGAACAGTACATTGCATGGTTCTAATGATATTCATTATTTCCATAATGGTTCTAGCACAAACGATGCTGCCGATATTATTTTTGGAGGACAAGCTTATTTACGATTACCAATAGAAGCAGAAGGATTTGAATACAAAGCAGGACAAACAGGAACTTTACCTCGACCAACTTTAAGGGTTAGTAATTTATTTGGAACGATTACATCTATTTTAAACCAAGTCAATCAAACAACTGCTGGCAATGATTTAACAGGAGCGAAAGTAGTCAGGATAAGAACTTTGGAGCGTTTTGTTGATACTGTTAACTTTGGTTCTCATGGCTTCTTGGTAACAGAAGATTCAAATGAATACGGTATTACAGGTGAAGACGGTAGTACGTTAAGGATGGAAAATGCGATTAACCCACATGGAGAACCTGACGATTCTTATGAGTTACCGCAAGAAATTTATTTTGTAGATAGGAAATCAGCAGAAAATAGAAACGTCTGTGAATTTGAATTAGCAAGTGCTTTAGATCTTGCAGGTGTTCGTTTACCTAAAAGACAATGCTTACCTGCTCAATTCCCTGGTATTGGAACATTCCATAATGGATAAATGGAAAGTTGATGCGTTAGCAGCAGCTAAAGAAGCTGATCCAGCAGAAGCTTGTGGTTTATTAGTTGTATTAAAGGGAAAAGAACATTATTGGCCTTGTAAAAATTTAGCGGATAGTCGATACGATCAATTTATTCTTGATCCGACAGATTACGCAAAAGTTGAAGATGCTGGAGAAATTTTAGCGGTTGTTCATTCTCATCCTCAAACTCCACCAACCCCTAGCCAGGCAGATCTTATTTCGTGTGAAGCTAGTAAATTACCTTGGCATATCGTTAATCCGAAGACAGAACAATGGCATTATTTTGAACCATCTGGATACAAAGCAGGATTACTAGGAAGACCGTGGGTTTGGGGCGTTACTGATTGCTGGACATTAGTAAGAGATTATCAAAGAGAAAGAGGTTTTGATTTAAGAGATTGGGATAGACCTATTAATCCAGAAGATTTCAGATTAAATCCAATGTTTGATGGGTGTTGGAAAGATACAGGATTTAGAGAAATGGAACAAGACGAACCATTAGAAGAAGGAGATTGTTTATTAATGAATATCAGAGGAAAGGGATTAAACCACATAGGGGTTTATGTAGGGGAGCAAGAACTACTCCATCATTTACAAGGAAGATTGAGCAGTCGTGATCTTCTTAACGAATGGTTGATAAAATGTATAGGTAGGAGAATAACTTTACGCAATGCTTAGAAAAATTAAACTGTATGGGCCTTTAGCTAAGTTTCTAGGCAAAAGAGTTCTAAAAGCAGATGTTTCTAGTGCAGCAGAAGCTGTTCAATTTTTAATTGTTAATTGGCCTGAACTAGAAAAGCACATGTACGATCAATATTACAGGGTTCAAGTTGCTGGAACGGATTTAGATCCTGAAGAATTGCATTATCCAGCAGGTGTAGATGACATAAAAATTGTTCCTTGTGTTGTTGGAGCTGGAGGAGGATGGGGAAAAGTAATAGCAGGTGCAGCGTTAGTTGGATTAGCTTTTGCTACTGGTGGAGCAAGTCTGACTTACGCTAATTATGTAATGCTTAATCCTGCTGTTACAGGTCTTGCTTTTACTGGTATTTGGGCTAAAGCTGCTGTTTACTTAGGAGCTGCACTGGTTTTAGGTGGAGTTTCTGATTTATTAACTCCAACTCCTAAGACTCCAGAATTTGAAGAAGACGTACAAAATTCTTTTTATTTTAGTGGGATTGTCAATTCTGCAAGACCTGGCACTCCAGTCCCTGTATGCTATGGAGAGGTTCTAACAGGGTCTACGACCATATCAAGTTCCGTTGATGTCAACCAGGTGGAAGTATGACTCAAATTATTGGTTCTGGTGGCGGTGGAGGTAAAGGAGATAGAGGAGGTAATAAAACTCCAACAACAGCTCCTGACTCTTTAGAAAGTAAAAGTTATGCGAAAGTTTTAGATTTAATATCTGAAGGGCCAATTGAAGGATTAAAAGATGGAGATAAATCTATTTATTTAGATAACACCCCATTACAAAACTCTGATGGAACGTATAACTTTGAAAATGTAACTGTAGAAAAAAGAGAAGGTCATAATCCTCAAACTAAAATCAATGGATTTGATGAAGCTTCTAATACTGTTTCTGTTAATACTGAGGTAACAAAAACAGGAGATGGAACTCCAGGCAACCCAAACATAGGTGTAACAAGAACAGTTTCAACTTCTGATTCGCATGATGCAGTCAGGGTTCTTGTTAGGATTCCAGCTCTTCAACAAATAGAAGATGATGGAGATATTGTTGGAACGTCAGTATCTTTTAAGATACAGATGCAAACAGATGGAGGTGGCTTTGTTGATAAAATATCAGAAACAGTAACAGGAAGAACAGGTGATCAATATAAGAAATCTTATTTAATAACTTTACCTAGCACTTTTAATACTGGAGTAGAAATAAGGATTGTAAGAGAAACTGATAATTCAGGAGATGCCAAGCTTCAAAATTCAACTTGGTTTGATAGTTATGTTGTTATAACTTACACCAATAATACTTATCCTGATTCTGCGTTAGTTGCTCTTCGTATTAACGCAGAACAATTCAGCAGTATTCCTCAGAGATCTTATATTGTCCGAGGAATTAAAACAAAAATACCTAATAATTGTACTGTTGACAGTGCAACTGGACGTTTGATTTATGACGGTACTGCTTGGAATGGTACGTTTTCAGAAGCTACTTGGAATAGTTGTCCTGCTTTTGCACTTTACGATTTATTGACATCTGGTCGTTACGGTCTTGGAGATCATATTAGTGAAAGTCAACTTAGTAAATTTGATTTTTATGCTGCTTCAAAATATGCAAATGAATTAGTCTCAGATGGATTTGGAGGTTCAGGACAAGAAGCTAGATTTTCATGCAATGTCGCAATAAGAAGTAGAGCTGAAGCTTTTAATTTAATCAACTCAATGACTTCTGTTTTCAGAGCAATGAGTTACTGGAGCGCAGGGAGTTTGGCTCTTTCTCAAGATAAGCCAGTTGCTTCTAGTTCTTGTTTATTTACTCTTGCAAACGTGACTCCAGAAGGTTTCGTTTATCAAGGCAGTAGTCAAAAGACAAGATCAACAACGGTTGTAGTGAAATACTTTGATATGAACCTTAGAAATTATGCGTATGAAGAAGTTGTAGATACTGTGGCAGAAAACAAGTACGGGAAAATCGTTAAGAACGTAGAGGCTTTTGCTTGTACCAGTAGAGGTCAAGCACATCGGGTCGGAAAATGGATGCTTTACTCGGAGACTCAAGAAACTGAAACCGTCACGTTTGCAACCAGCATTGATTCAGGAGTTATTTGTAGGCCAGGTCAAGTTATAGATATTGCTGATCCTGTTAAAAGTGGTTTTAGAAGAGGAGGAAGGATTAAAGCTGCAACAGTTTCTGATATTACGGTAGATGGAACAAATGGAGTAGATACTGATCTTCCTCAAGGAAGTTCAGTTGGTTATACAAGAACACTACATATTGTTCGATCCAATGGAGAAGTTGAGTCCAGACCAGTTAGTAATATTAGTGGTTCAATTATTACTGTTGAAACCGATTTCACAGACGCACCTAATGTTAATGGACTTTGGATACTAGAAACCACAGGAGGAACATCAGCTCAGAATATAGAAACGACCCAATGGAGAGTCATTTCTGTTACGGAAGAAGATGGCAATGTTTACGCTATAAATGCTCTTTCTTATAACAACTCAAAATATGCAAATGTTGAATCAGGGATTGCTTTAACGGTAAGAGATTTCAGCAACTTAAATGAAATCCCTGCTGCACCTGTCAACCTAAGAATATTCCAACAGTTATATATAAAAGGGAATGAAATCAAAGCTAAAATTGTATTCTCTTGGGATGCTGTTTTAGGTGTTAATGAATATGAGGTGAGAACCAGAAAAGATAATGGAACGTGGAAAGTACATAGACAGCAAGGGCCAGATGATGAAATTTTAGATATTACTTCTGGTACATACGAAGTAAAAATATTCAGTTTAAATGCAGCAGGAATACCATCTACAACTGCTTTAACTGGAAGTGTTAACGCTGCTGGTAAAACACGAGTTCCAAGTGATGTTACTAACTTTGCCTATACATTAGATTCAAGACTTGGATTTATTCTTCATTGGGATAAGTTAGTTGCTAACTATCCTTTCTTTGATGATTTAGATGTTGTTGGGTATGAAATAAGAACAACAGATGCTGAATGGGGATTAGCTAATAATGATTATTATAATTTTGTTTCTCCTGTTGCAAGTGAGAATTTAATAGCAAGAGTTACAGCTAATAGTTACAAGCTTGGTTACACTCCTCCAGGTTCACGATCTTATTATGTCAAGGCTTATGACAGTGAAGATAGATATAGCTTAAATGCTGCTTCCGTTTCAATAGCGATTCTTGCTCCTGTAACTCCTACTGCTTTTGCAACAATTGAAGGGAATAATGTTGTTATTACTTGGGCAAAAGTTTCTACAACAGCAAGATACGCTATTGATTATTATCAAGTTTCTAAAAGTCCTACATTTGCAACAGTCCTTGAAGAATTAGATACGACCCTTTACACAAGAGAAGTTGATTGGACTGGAGCGCAAACTTTTTATGTAAGAGCTGTTGATATAGCAGGGAATTTTAGCGTAGCGAATAGTGTAACGCTTCAAAATACACAGGCATCTAACTATGGATTAACTGTTAATTACGATAGTGGAACATTTGCCGAACTTAATTGGAGTGAAAGACATGGTGGTACTCCGACTGTTGCTTATCAAGTAGCTCACAGTGCAACTTCTGTTACTTCTTTTGGAGAAGCCACTGGTAATCAACAAATACAAGGAACAACTTTTTCCTTTGTAGTGACTTGGAATACAGCTAAAAGATTTTGGATTCGATCAATTGACGCTCAAGGAAATACAGGAGCTGAAGAATATTTCGATATTTCGTTCACTATTCCAAATGCAGTTTCAAACCTTGAGGCCGCTTTTAAAGGAACAGCAGGTAACGCTCTTTTGAAAAGTGAACTAGAACTTACTTGGACTGCGGCAATAAAAGGAAGTTTAAATATTGAAGAATATGAAATTAAAAGGGGAAATGTTTTTGCTAGTGCAACTGTTATTTCAACGATAAAAAGTTTATCTGCGACAACACAGGTTGATTGGAATGGGACTCAATATTTTTGGGTTGTAGCAAAAGATATTAATGGAAATTATGGAACAGAAAGATCTATAGATGCAACTGTTACTCCTCCTGCTGCTGTTGGATCGTTTTCTCAAGAAGTTATTGATAACAACGTGTTGCTTAACTGGTCTGCTGCTGAATCTATCCTTCCTATTCTTTATTACAACATCAAGAAAGGATCTAGCTACGCAAGTGGAAGCACCATTGGAACAAAACAAGGACTATTTACAACTGTATTTGAGACTATTTCTGGGACGTTTACTTATTGGATTGCTGCAATTGATTCAGCCAATAACGTAGGTACACCCGAACAAGTTAGTGCAACTGTTAACCAACCTCCTGATTATATTTTAAGAAAAAATATTAATAGTACTTTTGTTAGTCAATCATCAATCCCTACAACAGTAACAAGTTCAAATGCTTTTGCTGATCAAGGAGTTTTATTTGTCAACGTAGATACGTCAAGGACGTACCAAGAACATTTTGTTGGTACTGGATCAGTTAGTTCTCCTCAATATCCAAATTGGAACTCTTATGGAGCAGATAAACTTTATGGATTACCTTCTGCAACTTCTGGTTTCTATCAAGAGATTCTTGATTATGGAACAACATTGGCAGGAACAAAAATAGTTTCAACTTTGACAGGAACGCATGAGACTGGTTCTACTTCTATTACTCCGAAAATCTCTATCAGTTCAAATAATTCAAGTTATACAGATTATGCAGGTACAACTACAACAAGTTCTAATAGTTCTCATAGCGCATTTGGAACAAGTTTTAGATATGTCAAGTTTCGTTATGACTTTGCAAGCGCAGGAAATGATGACTTGTTGAAAATAACTGCTTTTAATATGAGATTAGAAACTAAACAAAAAACAGATTCAGGTAGTGGAACGGCATCTGCAAGCGATAGTGGTGGAACAACAGTCAATTTCAGCTCTTCAGTAGGAGGAGGAACGTATTTTGTTGATGTGGTTTCAATTACAGTGACTCCTAAGAAACTCTCTAATAGT